CTCAAAGAAATTTTGGTGTTCTACTCCCATGACTTCATCTAACCAACCAAGAGGATTCTCTTTCTGGTCATAGTTAGTTTTAAGTCCTAGCTGTAGTAATCGTCTATCTGCTATGTATCTATTGTAAGCATACATATCTTTTTTAGTTAATCCTTGTAAGTCTCCCATTTCAAACACTAAGTCAAGAAACTTATCTTCAAGCTCAACCATCTGTCTGCATATGTCGTATATCTCTTTCTTAAATTTATCAGTCCAGATATCTAAGTTTTCTTGGATAAACTCTCTAAATAATTTAGTCATAGCTTCAACATGCATTGACTCATCTCTTATAGAATAGGTTACAATCTGACCCATACCTTTCATCTTTCCGAACCTTGGAAAGTTTAACAAGATTGCAAAGCTGCTGAACAACTGAAGACCTTCTGTAAAAGCAGAGTATACTGCTAATGTTTTAGCTATACTTTCTTTATCTCTTCTAGTTGTTTTTATATTACTAATGTAGTCATGTTTATCTGACATCTCTTCGTATTCCGCAAATGCTTTATACTCTAAATCAGGCATACCTACCGTATCCAACAATAAACTATAAGCATGTTGATGGATAGATTCCATGTTAGCAAAAGAACCCATCATCATTCTTGCCTCTGGCTTCTTAAATATTCTCATATATCTATCTACATAGCCAGAACCTACATCTACATCAGACTGTGTAAACAGCCTAAATATTTGTGTTAATAAGTTCTTTTCATTATCTGATAACTCTTGCCAATCTTTGACATCTGTATGTAGTGGTACAGACTCTGGCATCCAATGCATCTGATTCTGTAATACATAATAATCAAACATCCAAGGGTTATCAAATGGTTTGTAATAATCTCTTGTTCCTAATAAACTCATCCTATATTCTCCCAACATTCTTGAATGCATAAATGATTATCTGGATAATTTGTATAGTCTAAATTAGAATAGACGCTACTAACATACAATCCAAACGCTACAAATAAAGCTACAAATATTAAAATGTAATTAAATGGGTTTTTCATAGTTTCTCCTAATAGTTTTGTTTTAATGTTCTTAATTTATCTTCAGCACTAGCTAATTGTTCTACTAATGTGTCTGCTGATTCAACAATATTTGGATGCTCTGCAACACCTACTTTATTGTCTAAATAGTTTTCTAAATTAGCTTTTGCTTCCATTATTTCAGCTTCATATCTAGCTTTTAATGCTTCATAAAGCTTAGTTCTAGAATATATACTCATAATTATCCCTCGCAGCTAATACATTCAACTTCGTCTAGTTTTATTCTAGGCACTTTAATGTTTACATTCTCTGCTGCTCTCGCTGCATCTGACCTAAAATAATATAAAGACTTTAATCTATTCATGCCATACCAATGTACATCATTTACGTATTGCATATAATCATCGTGAATATCTTGTTCTTCAGTAGCTTTTGGCAACGTAAAGAAAAGATTAACACTTTGACTTTGGCAAACAAACTCTTGCCTTTTGTAAGCATGTTCTATAATCCAAATCTGATTTATCTCATTAGCAGTTTTAAATAACTCTTTTTCTTTTTCATCTAATATTTCTAGATGTTGAACAGAGCCATTGTTAGCTGAGATATCTTTCCAAAATTTTTCAAGTTCTTCTCCTTTCAAACCTTTTGAACGAAGAACCTTGTCAAGGTATTTATTCTTGACTTGATAACTACCTGATAAAGTTTTATGAGTATAAGTGTTAGCTCTAAAAGGTTCTATTGACGGAGACGTTCCACCACATATGATACTACTACTAGCATTAGGAGCAATAGCAAGAAGATGAGCATTCCGCATACCAGAATTAGCGACATCAGGAGCTTCGCCACGTAACTCAGCAAGTCTCTTAGACGCTCTAATAGAATAATCTTTGATGTGTTTAAATGCTCTATAGTTGAAGCTAGTAGCGAATAAACCCTCGAAAGGTATTCCTTTGTTCTGTAGGTAAGAATGGAAACCCATCGCTCCAAGACCAATAGACCTTTCACGATAGGCTGAATAAGTTGCTTTTGTAAAACCCTCTTTGCCTTCCCTAACATAGTTTTTAAACCTTTTATAATTAGCATTATACTCTCCTAATTGAGATGTGTCAACTGCATTGTCAATAAAATGTTGTAAAATATTGTCAAGCATAGTGATTAAATCAGAAATAAACATTTCATCTTTTGACCACTTGTCAAAGTGTTCTAAATTAACACTAGATAAACAACATACTGCAGTTCTCTCTTCGTTAGTAGGAAGAGTAATCTCAGAGCACAAGTTACTTTGTTTTATTTCTAATCCTAAATCTTTCTGTTCTTTAGGCAAAGCCTCATTACAAGTGTCAATGTTTACCATATATGGCTCACCTGTTTCTGCACGTGCATAGATTATTTGCCACCACAAGTCTCTGGCTTTAACTATTTTAACAGCCTCTCCTGTTTTAGGGTCTACTAATCTCCAGTCTGCATCTTCTTGTACAGCTTGTAAAAATTCGTTAGTTATATTTATACCGTTGTGTAGGTTTAAACACTTTCTGTTTATATCTCCACCAGACTCTTTTCTCATGTTAATAAATTCTTCTATTTCAGGATGAGAGATATCCATATAAGCTGCATAACTACCACGTCTAGTTACACCTTGATTAAAGGCTAACATTTGAGAATCAACAACATGAATAAAAGGTATGCTTCCTGTAGAGCGACTACCGTTAGAGGTAGAGATACCATTACTTCTTATATCTCCCCAGTATCCTCCGATACCACCGCCTGAACTTGCCAACCATATGTTTTCATCATAGTGGGATGACAAACCATCTCTACTATCAGGAACATAATTTAAAAAGCAACTGATAGGAAGACCACGACTTGTACCACCATTGCTAAGTATAGGAGTGCTAAACATAAACCAAAGGTCAGAGCTATAGTTGTAAAGTCTTTGTGCTAATTCAAAGTCTGTCTCGCCTTTAAAAGTAGCTCCAAAAACTGCAGCTCTAGCAAAAGCTTCTTGAGCATGAGTCTCCTCATCCCAGAAGTATCTATCCTTTAATGTGTCTAAACTAAATTTATCTAGCTTCTTTTCTTTATCGTAATCTATTACTATCCCTAGATAAGGTTTAGTTCCTACTTTATCTTCAACCATCTTTTAATTCTCCGTGTAACATTGTAGAGTTGTATATTTCTGAGCCATCTTCCATTATTAATTTTAAATATGGTCTAATTCCAGACTTAAATTTACCATAGTCTGTATGTTCTATCTTAACTACTTTCTTTTTGTCTATGTACATTCCGACTTCTACTGTTTGGAATCCTGTTGTTTTAACGCTCATTATCTACCTCCTGTTCTAAATATATATTAATAATTGCGTAGTGAATAATTTTTTGTAAGTCTTTTATATTCTTACCGTCTTTCTTTCCGTATCTCATAGCGTACTTCATAATGTTGCCAATACAAAAGCCCTCACCATGACCGGAATCAATAATCATATCTGTTGCCTGATACTTACCATTTCCATAATGTTGATTATAAGTTAAATCAATATAGTCTTTAATATCTTTTAATATTTTATCTTCATTGAATTTATATTTAATCATTTATATTTTCCAAAGTAGCATCAGGATTTTGTTTTATTTTTTTATAAAACCATCTATAAGAGTAAGCACTCAACATAAATTTATTATTTAAGTAAACATGTGTTTGCTCAGGTAAAAACTTATGTAAATTTTTTTCATTAATTTTTTTAGAGTCTTCTCCCTCTGGAGTCATACTTCTAATCCAATCAATTAATAAATGTTTAGCTTTTTTTCTAAGTTTCTTTGCTTTTTTCTGATTCATAATTTTTAACAAGTTTCCAATAATTTAAAATACTATTAAACATATTGATGTGTTTCTCATGCGACTCTTTATCCCATACATAACAAGATATTATGTCAGGATTTTTTCTGTCTACAAAAATAGAAACTCTTTCTGGATTATTATAATTACATCCTTGTGCATACGCTGATAGTTGCATACCATGTTCATCATAAACTAATTTAGCAGGTTCTTTACCCTCTAAGTTATCTTTAGTTTTAAAATCAACAAATATTCCTGACTTAGAATACAAATCAATCTTACCACCATAACCTAAATCAGCACAGAAAGAATCTTCTGCAATCCAATTTTCATCTGGAAATGTTTCGTCTAAATAATTTTTTATCTTCTTGTATATTTTATTTTTAGATTTACCTAAGAATCCTTTTTCTATCTTAGCGTGTATTTCAGTTCCTTTCTTAGCTGCATTCTTACCAATCTCTTTTGAGTGTTCTTTACACCTGTGCATAAACTCTTGATTAGATTCCAACTCTTCCTGTTCTAAAGTTAAAGCAGAGTTTATAGCTTGTTCTATCTTCCAATTTTCTAAAGCTGGTTTAGCAACCATTCCTAGTATTGTAGTTACTGATGGAACTAGTCCTAAGTTTTTAGCGTCTCTTAATGTAGTGTTTCTTTCTTTACCATTAGCACCGATAATAGTATACATAGGTTCTCCTTCCTGAGTATACCAATGACCAGACTCTGATTTAAATTTACTGTATTCGTCATTTACATTTTTTATCATATTCTTTAAACGCTTTAATTACATCTTTTGAAAATAACTTTTGCAAGTTTACTAAGTACATTTTACTTGCTTTGTTATCGCCACCTGAAACTGTTTTAAAATAATCAAGATTATCTACTATAGTTCTTAGAACATCTGTTTTAAAAACCAAAGTACAATATTCTTCATCGCCAATACAAAGATTATGAAACCAATAGTCAGACTCTGTTGCTT